GTCACCGTAAGAAGGGGGGTCTCTCTACGCAGTGCGAGGAGCGGGCTAGGCGCAGCACAGACGAAGTCTGAGGATACGAGGTATCTGAACTGCTGCTCTTAGCTACCTCCAAACACCCGGTAGGGACGAAGTCCTTACCAGGTGAGTGGCCATCACTAAGAGGCACCACTCGCGTCGAGACTGGCTCTTGTCATATCGACATTCATTTATGAATGGCATGCCGAAGCATAACTTATATGAGACTAAGTCTCATACCAAGAGCCGCTGAGGACATGACCGGAGGCCATGCGACCTCCCGATCCTTCCAGGGTGAACTTTAGGTTAGGGACACTACGCTACCTTGGTAGCCAGTGCGTCCAATCAGAGCAGGTACCCGCGAAGCGGGTAGCTTCGGAGAATGCCGGCGTTCGCGCCGGACAGCCCACCGCGCAGACTTCGATGATCTGCGAAGGGCCATTGCCGAAGCGACACCCCTGCCCTCCGTCTACGCCGGAGGGATGCTGCTGTTCACTCAGGACGAAGTCCTGCCGGGATATAACCCGGGATGGCTTCTAGCCATCGAATGAACAGCCAGGGTCGAGACTTCTATGGCTCGCCCGTACTCTGATGGATCCGCACTGCCTACCAGCGATCCCTTCTTGCTAGTGCTTTCAGGCGAAGCCTGTTGCGACGTACGAGGTACGTCGGACGAGATGAACCATCCGATATCCAGAGTCTTCCCTTTATAGGAGACTCTAGTAGTATCGGGTGGGGGTGCAATCTCTCTGAGGGAGTAGAAAAGTCTACTCACCTCAGCAGGAGATTCCGGCAAAGCCGGGCACCCAGCTTCAACTCATATCAAAACGTATGAGCTGAATACCTTCGTTAACCGTCCCTCTGTGAGAAGTTTAGCCTCAGCTGTCTTTAACCCAAAGATGCCACCGCCGATGTGGTAACGTCCTTCTGATGCATTGATTCATTCGTCTGTCATCTGCGAAGCAGATGCATAGGCGGATAAACCAGTGTAGAGCAGTCGGATCATCACCCGGAGAGCGGGGACGAACCTCGAGCTTGTTGAGAACAGCCGTTGGACCGGCAAGCCTGCAAAGTGACGATCAAAGTCGTCCATGAAGGAGAGGATCAGCTCCGCTGATTCTCTCTTCATCCTTTGCACATCGAGTCTAGCAAGCGAGGCCTGTGACTCCCGGAATATGCGAAGCATATCCTCTTGGAGGGTGGAGCTCGAAAGAAGCCCACCTATCACAGGTCTCAGGTCTGATGTGATATGTGACACTGCTTCAAGCAGTGACGCATAATCACC